TCTATGTGCCGCAACACAACCAATCTCTGTACCACACATTCAAGAGGTCGGAAGACTACGATACGCTGGTTCAGGATCTGAGCGCAGCAATCCTCAAAGCAGAGAAGACTCGCCCCAAATGGATTGGTGGCAAGCCAGCTCTGGAAGATCTGACGCCTACCCCCAATTGCCGCTTCTGCCGCTACGAAGATATCTGCCCATCATTAGGTGGACTTATTCTGGAAGTGGCGAAGAAGATCGACCCACAACTTCCAGATGTCGATATCGAGAATACGGAAGATCCATTAGTCCTCGAAGACCTCTGGAACATTGGAAAGATCGTCACGAATTGGGCGGATCGCCAGAAGGCACGAACTCTTGATCTTGTCAAGAACGGACTTGAATTGCCCACATTGAAATTGCACTCAATGGGCTCATCGAAAAAAGTCATTGACAACCACGCACTTATGGGGATAGCTAACGAATACGGATTAAGCTTCCACGACGTCTGGAGCGAAGCGACATTCCCCCTTTCAAAAATAGCAAAAGCGATTGGCGATCGCCACGAAAAATCAGAAAGAAAAAAAATATCGCAAGAATTTCTTGACGCCTGTCAAAATGCTGGCATCGTCGAAAGCTCTGACACGCGCTTCACACTTAGGTGAGCCGCCTGTCAAAAACAAGAAACAACAAAATAGACACTATGTCTAAAACAACAAACAACAAAGTAGAAACCAGTAACATGGAAGCAGTAACAACAGAAGTAGTAGCAACTAAGCCCACAGCAATCATCACCAACGAAAGTGGACTGATGATGGACTCCAGCGACATTGATATCCCACGTATCAATCTTGTCCAAAAGACTAGCGACATCAACGCCCCCGTTGGATCAGTAGTCGTCGATAAGAAACACGTCCTCCTTAAACCCGATGAACCTGCCGAAGTCGTTGTACTTGCGGCGATCAAAGGCTGGCGTGAAGACATCCCATATGATGATGACGGCATTCCGCGCATCGCGTATACTCCAGAAGACATGCAAGCAATTGCAGCTCAATCGGATTACGATATGCTTGAGTTCGCTGAAATCACATTGATGTTCAAGCAACCCGAAGGAAGTGAAGACGAAGAAGCTTACCCGTTCCCAATTGGCGACCACCAATATGCGATCGGTAAGATCAACGTTGCGAAGGATGCGTATCGCCAGACGTACAAGCGTCTTGCTACATTCGCAGCCTTCAACAAGTCGGTTCCCCTTCAGAACAAGCTCTGGAACTTTGAGTCCAGCTTGATGACGAAAGGGAAATACAGCTGGTACGCACCGTCTCTGAGCACCACTCAGAAGCAACCAGATGCCGCCGTTCTTGAATTTACCGCTAACTTCTCACGATAATGACTATTGACGCGCAACCTACTGAAACTGAAATCATCAAAGCTGAAGTTGAAATGCTCAGTAAAATGATTAACGAAGTCCTGAGCAACATCAAACAAGCTCAGGCAAACCTGATTAAGATGTCGGTCGTCCGCGACCACCTTCTTAAAAGCATTGAAAACAAAGACGAGCAATTGGTGTTCGATTTCAATGGACCCGATGCAGAGCAGACTGCTTAATAAAACTGTATAACTCAGCCCGTATCGGTACATGTTCAAACCGATACGGGCTTCCTACTACCCCCAATTATGAACACTACTCATGAATACATACGCACTGGATTTCGAGACCTACTATGATAAGAGGTGCTCGATTAAGACATTAGGCCCGTTGGGCTATTTCTCTCACCCCGATTTCGATGCCTATATGGTGTCAGTAGTGGGTGATAATGGAGTCAAATTTGTTGGTCACCCAAAAGATTTTGACTGGAGCTTGCTTAAAGACTCTATCGTCCTTTCGCACAATGCGTCATTTGACGAGTCCCTTTATTTTTATGGGGTCAGCCAGAATTGGTGGCCTGATAAATGGAGTGGTGAATGGCACTGTACTGCCGATATGGCTGTATATTGTGGTCTCCCACGTTCTCTGAAAGGGGCCACAGCTCAGGCTTATGATCTCAAAGTTGACAAGTCAACGCGAGACAACATGAGTGGAAAGCGATGGGAGAACATGACCTCTGAGTTTAAGAAGGAGGTCAGCGATTACGCCCTCAAGGATTCGGAGTTGTGCTTGCAACTTTGGCAGGACTATTCCAGCAACTGGCCCGAACGCGAGCGTAGGATAAGTCTAGTCAATCGCCGTTGTGTACAACGAGGATTGCCAATGAACACTGAGCTACTTCGCCAGCAACTCGAAACTATCAAGGCTGAACTCTTTGAAGCAGAGAGTCTGATTCCGTGGATCGGGGAAAGGCCGCTGTTGAGCCGCCCCGCTTTTGACGATCAGTGTCGCGCTGTGGGGATTGAACCACCTGCTAGTTTGGCTGAAGGCGATCCAGACGCTGAAGAGTGGCTGCGTGTCAATGGGCAAAAGTTTGCGTGGGTTGGTGCTGTCAAGAACTGGCGGCGTATCAATTCTCTCAAGTGTAAACTAGAATCCTTCGATTATGCGACGATGCCGAACGGACGTTTCTATGGAAACATCATGTATTTCGGAGCCCATACTGGTCGCTTCTCAGGATCTGGTGGCAATTTGAATCTCCAGAATCTCCCTAAAGACGAGATGTTCGGAGTCAAAATGCGCCATCTGATCGCCCCTAAAGAAGGCAAGAGACTGCTGGTAGTTGACCTTTCGCAGATCGAAGTACGTACCCTTTGCTGGCTCGCCAAAGACTATGAGACGATGAAGGAGATCAAAGAATCGGAAGATATCTACGAAGCCTTCGCCATCCGTTTCGGTCTATGGTCCCGTGAAAAGGGCTCCCTCCGTAACGATCCTAAGATGCGCCACAAAGTGAAAGCGATGGTGTTGGGTTGTGGATATGGGGCTGGTGCTCCAAAGTTCGCTATGATGTCTGGCATGTCGGAGAAGGAAGCGAAGGACGCTGTTAATCTCTACAGATCGAAGATGAAGAGTGTTAAAAAGCTGTGGTCTGATTATACCACAGATATTATTACTTCTTATGATACGGAGAACAGATTCACTGTAGACCTTCCTAGTGGCAGGACACTTGATTACGGGAGACTTAAACCAGTCAAACAGAACGACAAGATCCAGTATGTGGCGATGATGCCAAAGAATGGCAAGCGTGTGCCTGTCAAACTTTGGGGTGGTCTAGTGGCAGAAAACGCCAGTCAGGCTCTTGCCCGTGATATCTTCAGCCATATGCTGTGCAAGATCAACGATATCGGAAACGGTGTCGAACTGATTATGCACGTACACGACGAAGTCGTTGTAGAAGTTGATGCTGATAAAGCCGAATGGGCTTTGAACGAAATCATTCAAATCATGTCCACTCCACCAGATTGGATACCCGACATCCCAGTTTCCGCTGAGGGACAAATTCTAACCAAATACGAAAAATGAGCTATCGATACCTAAAAAACTTGAGAGAAACCAAAGCCGTTAAGGCGCAGAGCCTTAACACCCTCCAGAAGCCCAAACCTAAATTTGCGTCCAAAGCAGATTTCCGTGCATGGTGTTCTAACGCAACTACAGACCATGTGTTCTACAATATGGTCGAAGGAAGTGCACCATCGAAGCGGATCAGCAATGACAACCCGCCGAACAAGATCTGTGGAGTAGTTGCTGACTACGATGCTCCAGTCAATTGGGGCAACATCGATAGCGATATCGCCGCAAAGTGTGGGGTCAACATGCCAACGTGGCGAACTAAAACCCAATCAGGATATTTGCGTCTAGTATGGGAGTTCGACAACGCGATCCCGATTGCTCCAGAGATGTTCGACGCATTCATGAAGCAGATGAACTCCTCCCTCAAATTGGAGCGTCTGTTTGCCGGATTCGATAGTACGTCCCTACGCGCCAGCCAATACTTTGAATTAGGTGAAGATTGGCACAATTTAGGCGGGAATGTTTCTGACGCGCTAGTGCAGACTGCGCTGATGAAAGCAGCTAATGATCACCCACCTCAATCATCTGATACTTCAATTCCAATCGCTGTCGTAGCGGCTGAAGTTGAAGCCCGATTCCCGAATCGTTGGATCGGAGAATTTGAAGTGGGATGCCGTGGGCCATTGTTCTGGATCGATGACGGCATCAATCGAGACGGGTGTCAGGTAGCGGAAGACGGAATCATCTGTTACTCTGACCGTGCTGGAAAAGGATTCGTGTCGTGGAAGGAAATCTTCGGATCGAAGTTCGTCAAGGACTACGAAGAGAAGAAGATGGGTAGCCTACTGGACGAGTACTGGTACAACGGACGCTCGTTCTTCAAAGTCCTGTTCACCTCTGCTGTCACGATTCCACGCGAACAGCTTGTGCTGGAGTTGAGGCAGTACGGATTCTCTATGAAGCCGAAGAAGGGTCAGCCGCTTTCCGAACTGGAGTCGGCTATCCTGACTATCTCCAACCAGAATCGCATCGACGAGATCGCACCAGTCGTATTCTCGAAGGATCGAGTCGTAGCCTACAACGGACATAGAATCCTCAACTGCGCCAACATCCATCCAGTTGAGCCAGATTCCGACGGAGATCCAGCTAAGTGGCCATTCATTCACGAATGGCTCAACCAGTTGTTCGTCAATACAGCTGGTAACAAACCAACTGTGGAGTACCTCTACTCATGGCTCAAGCGATTCTATAGCGCAGTTCTAGAGCGTGAGTTCGTTCAAGGACAGGCACTGCTGCTTGTCGGGCCCACAAACAAAGGGAAGTCACTCCTATCCAACAGAGTTATTTCGGGTCTAGTGGGCGGATACGCAGATGCCAGCGATTACATTTCTGGACAGACGAAGTTCAACAAGGATTTGGGTCGCGTAGCGGCGTGGGTCATTGACGACACTACGTCTGCTGCTTCGTTTCAAGACCAGCGCAAAGCCACAGAAATCATCAAGCGTTCTGTCGCCAACCCGCGAGTCGAGTATCAGGCGAAGTACGCTGACGCTATGTCTGTGCCGTGGACGGGGCGCGTTATTATGTCGCTTAACATGGATGCAAACAGTCTGTCCGTGATTCCGGCACTGGATTCGAGCAACAGAGATAAGCTTATGGCTCTTCGCATTAGCGATAAGGCTACCAGCAAGTTTCCCCGCAACTCAATTATTGAGGCTACGATCGAACAGGAACTACCTCACTTCGCTAGATTCTTGCTGGACTGGCAGATTCCTAAGCAGATCGAAGACTTCGGACGATTTGGAATTATCAGCTATATCGACGAGACTATTGCGTCCGCCGCTTACGATAACTCCAGCCGTTCTTCAGTTGCCGAACTTGTTGAGTTCTTCTCGAAGCGTTGTAGGGCACTCAATCCAGATATGGCAATCTGGCAGGGAACTCTTACAGAGTTTCAAGTTGCACTGCACGATTTCAACAATGGTCGTGGAGTCGGAATGTCCAACAATCTGGAATTCGTCCGCCGTGGCATGTCCACGATGGAGGAAGCGAGTCGCAATAACAAGCACTTGCGTCCAGTGAAATCCCATGGACAGGGCGGTGGTAAGATTTGGGAGATCAATCTAGACCCCAAATTCGACATCACAGTCAACCCGCAAGATACTCCTTCAGAGTCGTAATGGGACTGAGCTTCTTAATTTCAATGTGGTATCCATCGACACTATACTTGAAATTTGAATCTTCATCCACATGACCAGCTGGTTTGAAAGTAGAACGACGCTTGAATGAATCCGTTTTAATCCATCCTAAAATCCACAACTTGTTCAACGAGTTGTGGGAACGGAGGAAAACA